CCCCCCCCCAATTAGCGTAAATCTTTCTTCATAATATTTTATTCCACCAATCTCCCACTAGGGTCTGTCATATCTCCACACCATTTTGGCATCCATTGATAAGGAATAATTGTATCTCTATTTGGAAACATAGAACTAAATATATTACGAAATAGTAAGGATTCTTTTGTTTTTGGAGGGCAATGGGAATATTTTGTAGAAGCATTTTGTAATTCTATATCACTTATTTCTTTTTCTGCGTATTCTTGAATAACTTTATACCATGGTCTAGAAAAACTAGAACATCCGTCGGACAAACCATCTTTCTTTCTCCATAAAATTTCATCTGGCAACAACTTACAGTTGCTAAATGTTTCACGCAATAACCATTTTTCTATTTTATTTGTGTCTTTTATATTTTTTGAAGGACTTCGCAAATCAGGTGGAATACACATATAATAATTTACAAAATCTTTATCTAAAAATGGAACACGGACTTCTAGTCCATGGGATGCCACAGACCTGTCCGAACGCAACACATCAAAATATAATAAATCTTGTAAAAGTCTTACAGACTCTCTATGTCCTTCTTTAGGATTTGGTTGTTTATGAAAATACAAATATCCTTGGCATACTTCATCTGCTCCTTCACCTGACATAATCACTTTTACTTCTGGTGTGTTTTCTGTAATATATTTACACATTAACCACATAGGAATAGAAGCCCGTATAGTTGTTGTATCCCATGTTTCTGTTGCGTAAATAACATCTTTTATGGATTCAAGACCCCTTTTTTCAGAAAAAATAATTTCATGATGCTCTGTTCCTAAGTAGTTTGCAACTTTTCTTGCTGCTTCTAAGTCCACAGAACCTTCTAAACCAACAGAATATGTTACAACATTTTTTTTACTAAACTTATACACCAATGATGTAATAAGGCTACTATCTAATCCTCCTGATAATAAACACCCTATTTTCCTATCACTTTGTAATCTTTTTTTTACAGCTTTTTCTAAATAATATTGTATATTCTCTTTACAATGTTTTATATAATGAAAATTCGGTTTGTATAATGGTGATAGAAAAAAACTTCCATCTGTTCTATAAATCATATTTTTTGCTATATTTTTATAAGAAAAAATATGAAAATCTTCTGGAAATAAAGAAGACCAATATGAACCAATTGGAAAAGTTTTTGCATTATCATAATTGTATAATGTTTTCAGCTCAGAACCAAAAGCAAAACCTTTTTCTGTAATAGCATAAAAAAGAGGCCTAACCCCAAAAGAATCACGGGCAACTAGTAATTCCTTATTTATATAATCATAAATAACAATAGAAAATACACCGTCTAGTTCCTGTAAAGTTCTTTCTAACCCAAACCTTATATACATATATAAAATTACTTCACAATCAGAAGAACTTTGGACTGGTAAATTATACTTTTTCTGTAATTCTGTAGAATTATATATTTCTCCATTACACATCATACTTGCTCTATTATTTTTATCTGTAAAAGGTTGGTCTCCTTTATCAGAAACATCTACAATACTTAGTCTACGAAAACCTAAAAAAATATTCTTCTCTGCAATATACTTTCTTTTTTCCGGACCCCTTGGTTCTAACATATCCATCCGCGTAAAACATTCTTCTTTATCCCATATTTTTTCTTCATTGACACCTTTATACAAAAAAGCATATATTCCGCACATAATATATAAAATATTTACTTGTTAATTTCTTATATAGTATATATTTTATACATAATTCATAAAGGTCTCTAATAGAATAGGAATAGAAAATAAAGAATTTATGAGTATAATACATATAACATATTTTGTTATAGATTTACATGTTTGATATTTTTGTAAAATATATACAAAAAACATAGCCAATATAACTTGATACAATCCTATAAGAAAATATCTAATTGGAAATGTGCTATTCGCAAACCCAATATAAGTAAGTAGTCCAAAAGAAGAAAAAAAAAGTATTAGTGAAAATCCAGCTATAGTAATAAAATTTGTATTTGGTAATATACTAAACAAAATAGGAAAAAAGAAAGGTATCGCAAATAATATATACAATATATTCATATCTTTTGAAAAATATACATACAAGTAAGCTATAAAAATAGATGCATAAAAAACAAATGATCCAAATACAAGATAATAATAATTATTATGTTCTTTATTTTCTTTTTGTATAATAAGTTTAACAATAAAATATATAGGTAATATAATAAGAAGTGTAATAATTGGATGAAAAAACATAGAAATAATAGAGGAAAAATTAGGATACTCTTCCATTCTTCCACCTTTGATAGTGTGTTCTATATGGAGTATATCATTTTTTTGTAATATACAATAATTGTGCGGTTGAATAATAGTTTTATTTTTTCTTATAAAAAATTTTTTTGTATGTGTTATTTTTTCTATATATTTCTTGAAGGTATTATATGAATTATGTAGTGGTATATATATGTCATATTCGTATAATAAAACCTTATCCATCGTGTATAATATATAAAGTATAAAAAATGTTATATTTATATTTAATTAGTGTGTGCACAAAAAAAAAATACATACATAAAAAATGTCTGTATCCGAACAATTTAAAACAGATGTTAGGGACTGGATTGCATATGATAATAAAATTGACAAAGCAACAAGTGCCATAAAACGTGTAAAAGATAAAAAGGACCAGCTCCAACATAATATTGTCCAATATATGAACTCTCAAAATCTACAAGGTAATGAAATTAAAATGAGTAATGTTCGTCTCCAATATAAACAAAAAAAAAAGATATCACCTCTTACAAAAAAATTTGTAGAAAGTGCTCTATTACAAGAACTAGATCCTACAGATGTTCGCAGTATTTTGCAAGTCCTGTATAATCCAAAAAAAAGATTAGAAATATGTTTATCCCATGTGCTTGATGATGAATACAAAGCACAAGAACTGGTGAATACTATTTATAATAAAAGGGTTACAACGTATAATAATGTAATTAATAAGAAGGTACACAGAACACCTTTAACAATTGACTCTGGGCCCATATCAGATAATGCACAACATGTTCTACATACCCCTGAGAACTCTGATTAATCATACTGTATAATAGTTTTATTTTTTGATGTTGTTAAAAAATCGCTTCTACAACAATATAACATTATTCCCATTTCATCCAACACAGTAGATTCTATGGTTTTTTTCTTTGTATATGTATCAATTGTATAAAATTGATTTTGGATATCATTTTCTGAAAACAATTTATCTTTTTCCTGTAATAGTCTCTTTTGATACTCGTCATATGTAGAAAATATCTTTCCACAATGAGTACAACGAATCAAAGGGATAAATAAAGGTTTACGCGTCTCCATAATTATATAGTAATGTGTTTAGCAACTTTTTTTTTAATAACTTATGTAATAACTTTTTTTACTCTTTTAGTTATATATAAAATATAAATATATCAATTTTTATACTTTATATATTATATATTATAGAACAATGAGTTTTACTAGAAATCAATATGATACATGTGCATATACACAAAATATAGCACAAAGCGCAAATGTAGGAAATTACCAGTTTTTTGAGTATCAAGGTAAGCACCCAAACCCATGTCGTATAGATTTTGGAGTGGTTGGTGGTAATAATATTACCGAAACAAAATCACAAGTGGATATTGAAAGCAATTTGCGAGGTCAGTCTAACAAATTAAGCATGTGTAGTAATAATAAACACTTGCCTCCTTTTTTACAAAAAAAAGAAAATAACATCAAACCATTACCAACTTGTAAAATGATACAGTATAAACCAGTCATATACGCAAAACCTACTAAAGCATCAGTTTGCACGATGTATAAATAATTTTTTACTATATATAGTATACTGTAATGAGTTTTAATAGATTACATGACGATGTTTGTGAAAAAGAGTTTACTGTAAAACAATCAGTGGGTCCTGGTAATTACAAATTACAACAACCCTTAATTTGTAATAATACATATCAAGAAAATCCTAGCATCCGTATGCAGAAAAATGGCGTATCTATGCATCAAACATCAAAATGGCGTTTTTACAACGGTCCTGTTGATGTAGAATCGGAATTAATGAATATAACAAGAGATGCTTCAAAGTGTCCAAGTAAAAAATATATACCTGAATGCTCTGAATGTAATTGTGTATTTATGGATAAAGCAGGAGGTGTTATTACACATAATCTATGTGATAGTTGTGTTAAAAAAAAAGTAATGAATGGAAAACAATGTGGAGACAAGAGTTTAGTAGACTTTCCAACACAACATTTCCCAGTACAATATACTAGAATGCAGGATATACCACTTCGAGGCGTTGGTGTAAATCGGTTTGAGTATCCATGTATGGATCCTCAAGCAAACTTGTTTTTTCCTGGAAAGTTACAAGAATCTAGTAGAATGCTTGCAAAAGACCATTACATAGTATGTAATAATGTATAAAAAAAGATATTATATTTTTACTACAATACTTGATAGTTTAGATGAACTAGTAGATGAACTAGTAGATGAACCAATAGATGAATTATTATATGGAACAAGTATAAGTTTCTTATTATTATTATAAATATACTGTTTTTTTTCTCCATTCTTATCAATAAAAACTTTTCCAGGGGATACCTTATTCTTTTTACAACATAAACATATTTTCATATGTAGTCTATTATATATAAAAATATTTTTTAGGAATAATCTGGATAATTTACGCGATTAGGATACATATTTTGAAGAGACACTCCGTCCAATCCGGTATGTGGGGGCGTAGGATATCCTACAGATGGTACAGATAACATCACACCGTCTCCTCTTGCACTTGAAAAAAGCAAATAACTTAATCCGGTCATTATAAGAGTTATTGATACAGAAACAACATTTACTTTCTTGATTGCGAGAAAAACAAAAAATGCTGAAAATATAAAAGAAAACAATAATGTAGAATATATTTTTGCTTTAGAACCAATATTATAAAAAGATACAGTTAACCAATTTCCAACAGAGGACTGTTTATCTTGTGTTAAATAATATGTTCCGAAAAATATAATTATAGCGAATACAACTAGAAAAATAATTGGCGATACACTCATTTTTTTACTATACTATATTATAATATTTTTATATAAACAGTACAGTATGTGTAATCTATATTTCTATATATTTGTGTAATCTATATTGTGTAATCTATATTGTGTGATTTTCCTATACTATATTACACTTTACAATGTGCACACTACTTTTTTTACTACGATGTGTAGGATTACAACCTCTGTTACAAATAGAACCGTTTCCAAACTATAAGAAAAAATATAGAAATATGTGCAAAAAAAGTATAAATTACAGCTATACATTTGTAGTATTCTTGTTACTATTGTATCAACCTGCTCTAGAGTCTATAATTACTTACAATTCAGGTGATATATCAAATATCTCAAATATAGTATTTTATTATGTTGCTCCAATCCATTTCTATATAGCTTTTTATTATTTTCGTAATCAGGAAGAGAAAACTATATATGAATCTAAAAAACTAGATGCGATACAAAACGAAACATGTGTATTACGATGTATTCCTAAAGAAGAAACGTTGCTAAAATCATTATATATAATATCTTTTTTTGTTTTTATAGAATCTCTAATAACATTGTATATAGAAGACCCAAACATATACAAACATTTATCATATCCAATGTATATTTTTACAAAAATACTTATTTCTATTTCATTTATACCTAGTAGAATAATACTTGTATTAAATAGCCACATATTCTTTTTTTCTTTTTTACAACAAATTCATAAACTTCAAGACCTAGAAAAAACATTACGATACAGGAATTACGATGAAACTAAAAAATATTCAGTTGCTGTTTTATGTTATGAAATTATTGACATTCGTTATACTCTATCAAGACTTATTCAAAAAACAGAATTAATGTATATTTCTACAACTATGTTGGGTGGTGTTTCTACAGGATTATCTATAGAACTACAACATTGGAGTATAAGAAATATTACATCTATCGTATTATTTATATTTTCTCAAATTGTATATTTATGGATTATTTATTTAATCGATACAAGTAGGGACGAAATTGGAAAAATTATTCACAGAAGAAGTTTTGCTTCAAAATATATTCTACGAAAAAACAATTTTTCTTCTACATGTTTTGACCTAGAAAAAAATATACTACATTTACAAAATAGTTACGATACTATTGAAAAAGATAATAATAATATTAAAGAGAAAAAGAGTATAAGTAATTCACGGGAAAAAGTAATAGAAGATAATGATATTGTTATTCATGTTCATAATGAAACTTCGCAAAAAGAATTACGAAAAAGAATAAATGGTAATAATACAAGTTTTACAAGTATAAATATACAAGATAATATATTAGAAGATTCTAATGAAATTAAGAAAAAAATACAATCCTTATTACAAACAAAAAACGATTCTTGTAGTGTTGATACACCTATACTAAATAATGATGAATATATACGATGTATATATGAATGGGTCACAAATACAGGTTCTTCGGTAGATTGGATTATTGTAAATCAATTATTACAAGAAAACTGGGCGTGTTTCAAGCTACTTGGATACCATTTTACAAATGGAAAAGCTTTATCAAGTGCAATATTTATAACAACTGTCCTTATAGCATCTACTTCTATTTTGGGAAAAGTATCATCTACTCTTCAAATTTTCTAATATCTATTTCCACCCTTGGAAATTTTCTAATTTTTCTAGAATATATTGTATATCCTGATCTATATCAGGAAACCAAGGTTCTATTTCTTTTTTTGGAATCTTTTGAATATTTTGTATAAATTTTCTGATACTATCTTCTAACGTTATATTAGTATGTTTGTATGTAGAAGATATAATATGTACCTTTTTTCTTTCTATTTTTTTTTTGATTTTAGTATTTTTTTTTATACTAGGTTTTTTATATATTTTTTTTGGTTGTGAAGGTTGCTTGTTGAATGAAGACAGTAACTTCATTGTATCTTCCAACAATTGTATTTTTTTATAATATTGTTGTTTTAGGTCTTGTATATTCACTAAAATCTTGTTTCTTCGTTCTGTATTCATTGTATATAATTTATATAAAGTATATTAAAGTATATACTATAATTACATATATACAACCTATAAATATGTATACATTACATGAATTACAAAATAGTTCTATTTCTTTACTACAACAACATTCTAAAGAAATAGGAATATCAAAAACAAGTATTTATAGAAAACAACTCATAGAAACTATTACAAGTTCCCCATACTATACTCTGTATAATGAAATATGTGAAAATATTCTATCCACTATAGATTGTTCTCTTACAAAAGAACAAGAAAAAATATTCTCCACGTTATTTTTATTTTTAGAAAAAAGAGTATCGTATGATACAATATGTAAAGAAGTAGAAAAAGTATATATTCCTGATATTGCAAAAATAATTGTAGATAAAATACCATTTGAAGATATAGAATATAATAAACAAAAAATAACTATATTAGAAGGTGGTGCTGGAACTGGTAAAACATTTGTAATTAGTCATATTGTTGCCTCGTTATCAAGATTACATAATACCCTTTTTTCTTATTCTGATGAAAATAATATGGATTTCCCATTACAATATATACAAGTTCTTGCACCAACTAATAAGGCTATTAAAGTGATACGGGAAAAAATATATGACATTTGCAATTCTAAAAAAATATACAAAAATTGTATTATGTTTTCTACTATTTCAAAATTTCTTCAACAAAATATAGAATATACAAGAGATGGAGATATGGTATATAAGACAAGTTCCTATATATCAAGAGATTCACTAGACACTGTGAGATATATTATTATAGATGAAGCGTCTATGATTTCTAGAAATAACTGGAATGATCTACAAGTTCAAGTATTTCGGAAATGTAAAAATGTTCGTATTTTGTTACTTGGAGACAAATGCCAATTATCTCCTGTAAAAGAACCAACTAGTGTTATTTTTTCATTACGATACCCGAAAGTACATATTTCTTCTATTGTTAGAACAAAATCATCTGACATGGTCAATGTGTATAACACATTCCGAGAAGTTTTTACAAAAAAATGTTTAAATATCCCAGATAATACATCTTGTAAAAAGTCAATATCTTTCATACAAACTATAAAAAGTAATTTCAATATAGATACAGATATTATTTTATCGTATTCTAATAAAAGTGTTAATGAATATAACAAAATAGTTAGAGATATATTATTTAATAATCCAAAAGAAGAATTTGTTGTAGGAGAAAAAATATTATTCTCAACTTCTGCGAAATGTGCTAATATACATGGATCTTTTACAGAAGTAAAATACCATTATTACGCAAATGATGGGGGGACTATTCGTAATATAGAAGAAATTCTTTTTCCAATATCTACTTTATATACTATTGACACTTTTCCTATACAACATATTTTTCCAAATAAAAATTTTACATTATATAAGTTACAAGTAGAATTTCATAAAGATGAGATTTCTCATATTTATTATGTAAAAAAAGAACATTATACTATATTCAAATCATACTTTCAAGAAGTGTATGAAAATATTAAAGATTTTATATATACTAGAAGAATAAGTAGAAAACAAGTTTCAGAATTATGGGATCTATATTATACTATTAAGAACACATTACATTCTCCAATTACCTATTCCTATGCTTTAACTATTCATAAATCACAAGGTTCCACATTTTCAAAAGTATTTATAGATTTTGAGAATATATATAATTCTAATACAAATAAAGAAGACTTGTATAAATCGTGTTATACAGCTGTAACAAGAGCATCTGATATAGTGTATTATAAAAAATATAACAATTCTGATTATACATACAAAGATTCCCAAAAATATCCATTTTTACATAATTACACAGTTATTCCTAATAATAAAGTGTTACTAACTTTTCAAAATGGACAAGAAATTGTGTATACTAGAAATGATTTTTACAAAGATACTAGAAAACTAGTAAGAGGTGTGGTAAAAAAAGAAAAGAATGATATATTTGTATCTAATTCCTCATATACTTGGAAATTTGTTGTAAAAGATGATATGATTGTATATACCAAATAAAGTTATTGAAAATACATAAGTTCTCCTTGTATAGATTTTTGAACTGGTCTTGCTGTATTATAATTTGTATCTAAAATAGGTATAGTAGAAGAAGATATAGGTGTATCAAATACTATCCAAGAAACATTAGAAGAGTAAGGAGGGGTTGTTAACGACCCTGGGTAATAATAAAAAGTATTGTGTTCTGGTATTTGTATTTCTACATTTTCTTGTAATTCTATACATGTATCAAGGACATTTGTATTTCCTTTTTGTATAAAAAAAGAAAAAACAACAAATTGTTCATTATACGATTCACCTTTACTGTATAATTTTTTATGAACAAAATGAACTTCCATATCATATCTCTTATTATGTATCACATGTTCAGATGGTTTATGAAAATGAAAATCAGATAATACATATGGAGTATTGTTAAACATTGTAATAATTGTATTTTTGACTTTGTAATATATTGTATTTTTTTTATATAACAAGGTTGCTTGTATTTTTTTAGAAAAAAGTTCTGTTTCCAATATAGTATTTTGAAAACTTTTTACTTTTCCTTGTATATGTATAGGACTTTGTCTTCTGATATACCTATTATTATTATTATTATATATATACACTAACAGTAATACAGATAGTATAAATACTATAAAAATACTATACATATTATATAGTATTACTCTATTTTTTTAATTTTTTGTTTTAGTTCATCAAGAACTTGTTGTCCACACTTTTTTTTATTATTTGTAGGAGATAGTATTATTTTCTTTATTTTTTTTTTAACAAATGTTTTTTTATTTTGTAATTCTGCTATGGATTTTCCAGAAGATTTTCGTAATTGTAAAATATTCTTTAATTCATCCAAATAACCAGTAGAACTTGTTGCTGAGATTGTTGCTGAGATTGTTGTATTCGATTTTTGTTTTTTATTATTTTCTGTAGATTTTGATAGAGAACTTTGTATTGTTCTTGGTTTCATCGTATTCATAGGAGGTGGGGGAGGTTTTGGAATAGTATTTGTTTTATATTCTAAAGATTTATTTGATATAAAAGGTTCTTTGGAAAAAGTTATAATATTATTTTTATACTTTAACATAATCTCATTAATAGAAACACCTTGAAAACAAACATATATTTTTTCTGTATTTTCTATTGTCTTACTTTTATGTACAATAGTATCTAGTATATTATGTAAAACATTATATCCATCTTTTTTGTACTTGTCAATCCAATATTGTTCTTTTTCTTCTTGTTCTTTTTCATTAGAAACAGGGTATGATTTTATTTTTTTACAAGAAAAAGAATAGTCTGGATATTTTGTAATCCAATTATATAATACATTTTTTGTATTCGATTTTTTACTATCTGATAGAAAAAATGGTAAAAGACTTTTTACTTTTACTTTTGTAGAAGATATAAATACACGAATAGTATCTTTTTTTGAAACTATTTTGTATATATGAATAATGTATTTGGTATTCTGTTCTTCCATAATTACTTTATAATACATAAAAATTCATTATATATTTTTTTTTTTATTTAGTACAAGCTTTAAGTGCTTTTTTTGTTCTATGGGTATGACCTTTATGTTTATACACACCTAGACGTTTGTCAGAAACTTTTTTAGTTGTAGATTTTTTAGTAGATTTTTTAGTAGATTTTCTTTTGGTTGTAGACTTCTTTTTAGATGTAGATTTTTTAGTAGATTTTCTTTTGGTTGTAGATTTCTTTTTAGCACCACCAAATAAACCTGGTTGAAAAATATTACGATTACTACTGTCTTGTAAATATCTATATAAACTTTCATAATTTGCTTTTAACAGTTTCTTACAACTTGGATCATGTGTATTTTTATAATACTTAATAAAACTACTTACAAAATCAGACCATTCTTGTTTATCATAACCATCAGTACCATTAGACTTTTCTGTATTATAATTTGATTTAATATTAGTTAATAAATTAGATAATTCTTGCATTTTATAAAGTGCATTATCATTTTTAAGTTTTCTTAATTCTTTATATGTTTCATTTTCAATATCAGTTAATAATTTATATCTAATATTTAGTGATTTGATTTTTTGTAAATATTCTTTTTTTGCGTTTTTTCTTTTATTTTCATTTTTATATTCATCATTTTTTAATTTATTATCAAGTTCAATTTTAATTTCATTTCTTTCTTCATCTCTCTTTTTAATATTTAAAAGATCTTTAGATAAATTATATAGACCTTTTTTTTGTTCTTTGATTTTATTTTTTATTTCTGTAAGTGTATCTTTTCTTGCTTGGTTAGCAACTTTTTGTTCATTCTCTCTTATATCACATATTTCATTTAATAAATATATCATATCTTGTTCATCTTCTTCAAGTATCGTTCCAGGAATATATTCTTCAATATTTGAATTTTCTACTACTTTTCTTTTGGTTGTAGATTTTTTAGTAGATTTTCTAGTAGATTTTCTTTTTTTAGTAGGTTTTCTTTTAGGATCTTTACCTTTGACTAAAGATGTTCCGATGGTACTATTTAGGATTTCCCCCATCGCTTCTTGCCCGTCGCCTTTCTCGTACATTTGGTAGATGTTTTCTTTTGTTAGTACTCCATTTGACATTTCTACTATATTTTATATATATAAATACAAATTATTTTTTTTTTACTACATTTCTTATATAACATATAAATGTATCTTGGTCATATGGTATTTGGATTCACTGTAACAGAATTATACAAAATACTACAGAGTGGATACTTACGACCTGGTATAAAAACAGGAAATGAAAAATTGTATAGTGGTAATAAGAAACATCTAAGTCCGTATATATATCTTGCTTTTTATACATATACACCTCATTTTACATTTGACCCAAAACTTTTATTAGATAATAATTTTTATCTAGTAAAAGGTGGGTGGTCTCGTTTTCCTAATAAAACAAAAAAAATAATAGGTTCTTCACTTACAGAAAAAGAATTAGATAAAAAACTTATACAGCATACAAAGGGACTACATACCAATAATAGTCCAATGAATAATGAAATTATACTAGAAAAAGATATATCTTTGGTGAAATATTTACAAAAAATTACATTAACGATTAAAAAAAAAGATATACAAAAAGCATCAAAAACATATAAAAAATTACAAGAACTTATAAAACGAAAATATCCAAATGTTCATGTAAGTATAAATATATACTAAACTATAAAAATAAAAAAAAAATCTATATATCATTAGAAATTTCTTGAAAACAATTTTCACATAACCAAACTTTTTTTTTTTCATTATTAATATCTAAACAATATGGATCATATACATAGGTAGTATCTACACTATTGCATAAATCAGAACCACCGCATTTATGTTTTTTTTTATGTTTTTTTTTTATGTTTTTTTTTATGTTTTTTTGGTGTTTGCTAGATTTTATACTACTAGTATTGGACATTTTTCTAGATCCATATTCTATATTTTATAATATAAATATCAATTTTTTAATCTTTCTTTTCTTCTATAGGTTCCCAACTTCTATGTTTCATATATTTACGAAGATTTTGTATAAAAATTTGCATTTCTTCATCCCAAATATCTGGAAAATTCATAGTGTTCCCAGTTGCTTTGTTAATAATAGTTTCATTCGTATTGTTTTTCTCTGTAAAATTACGATTATGATGAAGAGCAATAATTATAAATATATAGGGAATATCAACAACTTTATC